TGGATTGCGGGGAACACATATAGCGAAGATACGTTACTTCAAGACTTTTTATTTGTTGACCGAGCGTCAAGAAATGTTGGAGACAAAATTTTAGTTGATCCTTTTGTGTTGAAAAACAAGTTGAAGAATTTAAATATGGATGCTAGCGTCTTTACTTTAATTTCAGGTATTCTTGTTGAAAATCATTTTAGTGTGATGCCTTTACCGTCTTATGTTAACTTCTATAATGTTCAAACCCCTGACGGAACTAGTACACCAAAGACGGAGGCTACTGCGGATTTTGCCAATAGTTTATGGGGAACATTCTTAAGCGTAGATTATAGAAATTCAGGACCAAAGATGGTTTGTTTTTATTCTGAAAAACCTTCAGTTTATGCAGATGCTGCGGGTAATAGAGATTATAGATTTAAAAATGACGGATTTTCGTGTAAGAGTTTAACAGATAATCCACTATTAGAAGATCAAACTAATAAAACGGATTGGTCTCAGTCTAATAGATGTGTTGGGTTTAATGTTGATATGGGTATACGAAACCAAGGAGTGTTTTATAATTTTAGTATATCACAAGATCTTGGTAAGGCAACTAGTGAAAGTTTAATTGCGACAAATCAATTAGGTAACCAAGCAACGGGAAAACAAGTAGCTTCACAGAATGTGTCTTTATTAAACATTTATAATGAAAGAAGTTATCAAGCAAATGTTGTTGCTCTTGGAAACGCCTTAATACAGCCAATGATGTATTTTTGTCTGAACCATATTCCTATGTTTAACGGGTCTTATTTGATTACAGAAGTTAATCATACGATATCTCCAGGTGTGTTCCAAACATCATTTGTTGGGACTAGACAAAGAATTTTTGCGGCGCCAAAAATCAATAATTATTTAATAAGTCTTAATCAAAATTTATTACAAAAATTAGAAGATAATTTAAAAATTGCTCAACAAGCTCCAACAACGGCTGCAACAAATGAAACAAGTAAAAAATCAAATGCAGCTCCAAATACATGTGTTAATAGTTTAACCAAAAAATATGAAAAATATGTTGCGGTAAATTCACAAGAAACTAAAACAACAACTTTAGATTTATTTAGTAATATCTATAAAAACAGACCGGAGAGTAGATCCGATAGACAACAAAAAATATTAACGTTTGCGGCTTTTGCTTTTACATATGTAATGTCTTATGAAAATAGTATGATTCAAGGGTATGATAACAACTATGGTAATGTTGACTTGGGTGAAAATTGGGCAACAGCAGGAGACAATAATTTCTTAAAGACTTATTGTTGTGTTAACATTGGTACTGATAGAGGATCAAAACCAAAACCATTTGCTAATTTTGCGTCGATAGACAACTTCAGTAAACTTATGTTAGCTAGATTAGACGTAAACTTTGATCAGATTAAAGAATTTTATCCTGGTACAATACTACCAACGGCGGACGCGTTGTATAATTATTTTAAAGCTGCTTGGCCAAAAAACAGGACTACAAAGAAAGAGCTAGATGATTTTGAAAAAAATCAAGGTAAAGAAGTTAGGGCGAAATTCGATAAAGCGGTTTTAGAGATTAGAGTGTTAGCGCCTCAGCTGAATATCGACCTTGCGGTTAGTACACCATCACCTTCATCATCTCAAAATGTACCTAATGTTACACCAACACCTACACCATCACCTGCAGCAGTAAATCAAGTTCAAACGCCAAATGCCGATGATAGAACAATATTAAGTAATGCTGGAAAGACAGGATCGATAGCGTATACATTAAACGCCTCAACATTATCAAACGGTTTCTTGAAGATTGAAGGAAATATCGGGTCATCACCATTATCAAAGTCATATAAATTAAAAGTATATTTGATTTCTTTTGAAGGATCAGGGTCTGAAATTGTTTTAGGAGAAACAGAATTAATACCAAAATCTCTTGGGCAAAACAACGGATATACATTCACAACATCCAAATCTTTCAGAAGGGAGTGTGATATTGCTGCTGATCAAAGAGATAATTCAATAGGATTCAAAGTTCAAGTAATTGAATATCCTGAATACCAATACGCAAATACATTCAGAGTAATGAAATACGATTGTCCAACGAGAAATCTTTTACCTGGTGATGTGGTAACTACTGCAGTTTATGATCAGATAAATGCTAATCCATGTGCTATTTGTTATCCTAATGGAGGTCCTAATATTATAATTAATGGAAAGAATTGTCTACCGAATACAAGACCACCAAGAGAAAATATTTTCAACACTACAACCGATAAAGATGCGAATGGTAAAATAACAAAAGTAACATTTACGGTAAAACCTGATGCAGGAATTTGGAAAATATTTACAGGTAACTATGATAAAAAATGTGTTGGAAGTAGTGCTTACAGCATTACCTCAGGTGATATATCTCAAAATAAACAAAGTATTTCATTTGATATTGTGAATATTATTGATGGATGTGATCCAGGTGCGTATACGGTCAAGTTAGAAACAACCGCACAAGCGTATCTTCAGAACGGAGGTGTTGATAATACTAAAGAACAACAATATACTACATATGTTGTTCAAGGGATAATTTAGTAATAGCAATATATTTATAAATAAAAATAACATGGATATTAAAACAGCCTTAAACAATTATCTTGGTAAATCAACTAGGTATTCTGAGATGGATAATGGTGACGGATCAAAACAGGTTTGTGACTTAGATACAGGTGATTGTTACACAGTACGTATGAAAGATGGTCTTATTGAAAGAGTAGAAAATACTATGACAATAAATAAAAAAGTTAAAGTTGAGACTCGTCAAGGGTTCAAACAATTATTAAATGGGTAACAAAATGAATTTAGATAAAAAAATTATTGCAGAGATTGCGAAGTTCAATAAAGTGAACAAATACATTATGGAACAAGATGCTGCGGCGGCGCCAGCAGTACCTGAAGATCCTGCGGCTTTACCTGATGCACCAGCACCTGCTGAAGACCTTGCGGCTACACCACCAGTGGATGCACCTGCAGAAAAAATAGATGTTGCAACGGATCCTGATGTTGAGAAAATCAACGATAAAGGAGATAGCGAAGAAAAAGACGGAACGGAAGAGCTTGATATTACAGACTTAGTTAAGTCACAAAGTAATATTGAAAGTAAACAAGATGATTATTTTGAGAATCTTTTTGGACAACTTTCAAATTTAGAATCTAAATTGTCTGAAATGGATAGTATTATGTCTCGATTAAATTCAATAGAATCTAAAATAGAAAAATACAGAACTAAGACACCACAAGAAAAATTAGAATTAAGAAGTTATGATTCGTACCCATTCAATCAAAAACTTTCTGATTTTTTTGAGGACAAAGAAAAAGAAATGGAATTAACCGGTAAAAAAGAATATGTTTTAACACCAGATGAAGTAACTGATATTAATGCTAGTGAAATTAAAGGAACTTTCCAACCTTCAAAAACAGATGATAATCAAAATTACAGTAGTAGATAGAAAAAAAAATTAAAAGAATTAGGGGGGATTACAATAGTAATCCCCTTTTTTATTTAGATATTTATTTGACAGATGAGAGAGATTCAACTATATTTACAATAATCAATTAATAAATTTAAAACAAAAAAACATGAGTTCATTAGACGCCGTATTGGCACAGTACGAAAAATCGAAGCAAGCTTCAGGGGGTTCCCAATCTAAGATGTCTCAGGATGAAAGAATGAAGAAATACTTCGCTCTTATCCTTGAAGACAAAGAAAAAACAGGATCAAGAAAAATTAGAATTTTACCAACACCAGATGGTTCATCACCTTTTAAAGAGGCTTGGTACCATGAAATACAAGTTGGTGGTAAATGGCAAAAGTTTTACGATCCAGGAAAAAATGACAATGAGCGTTCACCTTTAAATGAGGTTTACGAAGAGTTAATTTCTACAGGTAAAGAATCTGACAAAGAATTAGCTAAACAATACAGATCACGTAAGTTTTACATCGTGAAATTAATCGACAGAGACCGCGAAGAAGACGGACCAAAATTTTGGAGATTTAAACACAACTACAAAAATGAGGGTATCTTAGATAAGATCATACCTATTTGGAGAAACAAAGGTGATATTACAGATCCTGAAAAAGGACGTGATTTAATCATTGAATTATCAAAATCTAAAACAGGAAATGGTAAGGATTATACCACAGTACAAACTATTATGTATGATGATCCAACACCTGTTCATGAAGAAGCGGAACAAGCTAAGGCTTGGGTTAACGACGAGTTAACTTGGTTAGATGTTTACTCTAAGAAACCTGTTGAATATCTTGAGGCAATCGCTAGAGGAGAAGTTCCACGTTGGGATACTGATAAGGGTGGTTACGTTTACGGTAACGACGAAGAAGGTACTACATCAATTGGAGGATCAAAGAAAACAGTTATTGATACACAAGCAGACGAAGAACCAGACGGAGATCTACCGTTCTAATTTATAACAAAAATCATGTATGGTATCTTGTATGGTACCATACATGTTAATTTTTAACAAATGACATTTAAAGAAGAAATCGAATTACAATTAAGAGACAATAAAGTATTATCTTATGAGTTGTTAAGTGAATTAGAAAACAAAAATTACTTTTCAGGTAGAGGTAAACAAATTGGTGATACAATTTTATTCGGAATGTTGAAAGATGAAACTGAGGATGGAGAAATATATTTTACTTTAGTAACATTCCACAAAGAAGAGATTGGTGTAGTATATGATATCAATATGTTCTTGGGACATAGTAATAGTTCTAAAACAACTGCGATGATATTGGCTGCGGCTGATGCTCAAAAGAAAGGACACTTACCTGTCTTTATCATTACTGAAAAGAAATGGAGTTGGGAACATGCTGTTGAATTAGGTTTGGAAGCTAAAAAGAATTCTGATGGTGAGTGGGATGGTGACTTCATCTTTAACGATGGGTTCGATTATATCGAACAAGTTACTGACTTTATCAACGAAGTATTAAATGCTCAAGAGAAAGGAGAAATTCAACAATCAATCTTATTCCTTTGGGACTCAGTAGGTTCAATTCCTTGTAAGATGACCTTTGATGGTAAGGGTGGTAAACAACATAACGCAGCAACACTTGCTGATAAGATTGGTATGGGAGTTCACTCAAGAATTTCTAAATCAAAGAAAGAAGACTACGCATATTACAATACTTTAGTGGTTGTTAATCAACCTTGGGTTGCTCTTCCTGACAATCCGTTTGGACAACCAACAATTAAGGCAAAAGGTGGTGAAGCTTTATGGTTAGCGTCTTCATTAGTATTCCTTTTCGGTAACCAAGCAAGTGCTGGTATTAACCACATCACGGCAACCAAAGGAGGAAGAACTGTAAGATATGCAATCAGAACTAAGATTTCAATCTTAAAGAACCATGTAAATGGTTTAGGATACAACGATGGTAAACTAATCGCGGTACCACAAGGGTATATCGAAGATACTAAAGAAGCGTTGGAGTCCTACAAAAAAGAATACTCACAATATTGGAATGGTATTTTATCAGGGACTGGTGAAATCACTTTGGAAGAAACAACTGATGATATTAGTGAGTAACGTATTTTTAACATTTAAATAATCAATGTGTCTAAGACTTTATTGGTAGATGGAGACAATCTATTTAAGATTGGTTTTCACGGGGTTAAGGACCTC